CATCAATAAGACTGTTGGTAAGACCGTTCAGGACATCGCTACCGGCATCATCTATGTTGCCACCGGCACCTCCGCGACCTCGGCTTGGAAGGGCTCCGACGCATCCACCGTTACCCCGTCCTGATAGGAGCGCATCATGACGATGCAATACGACGTTAAAGCCGCGTATACGGCGTCTGACGCGGCGATGGTTGCGTACCCGGTGCGTGTGAAGGGGGCGTATGTCTCCGTTACCACTGGCGGCGCTAACCCTGTTGTCTTGTACGACAACGCTTCTGCTGCGTCCGGAAATGTGCTGCTGCGTATTGGCGTGACGGCTGCTGGGTGCCACACGGTGGTAATCCCCGGCGAAGGCATTCGCGCTCTTAACGGAGTGTTCTGCGATACGGGTGATGCCGCCGCAGTCACGATCTTCTATGGCTAAGTCACCTGCATGGACTCGCAAAGAAGGCAAGAACCCCAAAGGTGGCTTGAACGCCAAGGGGCGCGCCTCTGCGAAGGCCCAAGGGATGAATTTAAAACCTCCGCAACCAGAGGGCGGGTCAAGGCGCGACTCCTTCTGCGCGAGGATGAGTGGTATGAAAAAGAAGCTCACCTCAGCAAAGACCGCGAAAGACCCAAACTCCCGGATTAATAAATCGCTGAGAGCATGGAAGTGCTGATATGGCTGATACGGAATTAACTGACCGCGAGCGTTTAATTGCCAAAGAAGCAGCAAAGCTTGCGCTTGAGGAACTCTCCGGTGAGTTCTACAAGAAGGTAGGCAAGACTGTTGTTGAGAAGCTGCTGATCTGGGTCGGCATGCTGGTTGTTGGCTTTGTGTTGGGCAAAGGCTGGATCGTTAAGGTCTGATATGCCGAGCAAGACTAGAGCACAGCACAACTTGATGGCGATGGTCGCCAATGATGCCGCCGCTGCGAAGCGTGTGGGCGTTCCCCAATCTGTCGGCAAAGAGTTCGTCAAAGCTGACAAGGGTCTGAAGTTTGGCAAGGGTAGCACCCGCGCCGATCTCCAGAAAATCAACCGCCCTGACACCCGTCACGGCAAATCTGAACTTTTTGCAAAAGGTGGCGATATGAAAGAATCCAAGAAAATGATTGGTCAAGAGCTGGCCTTCATGAAGAAGAAGGGCGCTCCCAAGGCCATGGTCAAGCATGAGATGGCTGAAGCCAAGATGGCCAACGGTGGCATCACCAAGGCCAAGATGGGCGCAGTCAAGACCGCAGCCCCCAGCCGTGACGGCGTCGCTGCCAAAGGCAAGACCAAGGGCACCATGGTCAAGATGGCTGGCTCCAAGCCGCTAGGCATGAAAAAGGGCGGCAAAGCCTGCTGATAAGGAGTCCACCATGGACATGCTGGAAAAGAGAAAACCCGCCGTTAAAGACGGCGTCTACGACCCAGACTCGGGCACGCCGCCTCCGCAAGACATTGACGGTGGCTCGGTCAGGACCCCTCCCAAGGCACCTAAGCCCAAGAAAATGGCTTCCGGTGGTTCCGCTTCTTCGCGTGCCGACGGCTGCGCTCAGCGCGGTAAGACTCGCGGAAGGATGGTGTGACGTGAAAAAAGCTAGACGATACGCCGAAGGCGGCTACGCCGATACCGAAGACAGCGCGCATGACATGCCTGCTCCGAGGGAGTCCATGGCAGAAGCAGCGCGATTGGTTTCTCCTGAAAAAGAAGAAAAGTCAGAGACCTTCAAAGAGGCGTTTAGCAAAGCGCGCCGCGCAGGTAACAAGACGTTTGACTGGAACGGCAAAACCTATTCCACGAAAGTGGCAGGTGAGTCCAAATCAGAGACCAAAGCAACTACCCCGCCAGAGCGTAAGTCCACCCCGAGTGTAGAGTCTAAGCCTGCGGCCCGTACTACGAGTTTTCCTTCCGGGTCGTTGGCGGGTCGGATTGCCAAATCGCAAGGCGCGGTTAGCACTGTTCCGGAGCCTACCGACGCTCCGGTCGGAGAAAAGAGTGCTCGACAACGTCAGGAGACCATGGATATGTTCTCTCGCATGGGCAAAAAATTCCAGCGGCACATGGGCACTCAAGAGACGCGGGACCGCCTGAAAGCCGAAGGCTACGCCAAAGGCGGTATGACTGCTTCCAAACGCGCTGACGGTATTGCCTCTCGCGGCAAGACCAAGTGCAAGATGTATTGAGGCCGCCATCATGATGGCCAGCCGTGGTATGGGCGCAATCCGACCCAGCAAAATGCCGGGGGCTAAGAAAAAGCCCCGGCGAGATGACACCGACTTCACGCAGTATGCTGAGGGTGGAAAAGTAAACGCGGCTGGCAACTACACCAAACCCGGTCTGCGCAAGCGGATCGTGTCGCAGGTAAAGGCCGCAGCCACCCACGGCACCGGCGCAGGTCAATGGTCAGCCCGCAAGGCGCAGCTTGTCGCTAAGAAGTACAAGGCGGCAGGCGGGGGGTACCGAGATTGAAAGCGCCCCAACAGTCATTGAAGGCTTGGGGCGACCAGAAGTGGAGGACCAAAAGTGGTAAACCGTCTAGTAAAACTGGTGAGCGATACCTTCCAGAAGCTGCGATCAAAAGTCTCAGCCCTGCTGAGTACGCTGCAACAACGCGTGCGAAACGTGCGGGGAAAGCCGCCGGAAAACAATTCGTAGCCCAGCCAAAAGGCATAGCTAAGAAAACAGCGAGGTTTCGATAATGGCAACCACCTCCGGCGCTTCCGCGTTTAACCTTGACCTGTCTGAACTGGTCGAGGAGGCTTTTGAGCGGGCCGGTTCGGAGATGCGCACGGGCTACGACTTGCGTACGGCTCGTCGCAGTTTAAACATCATGTTTGCCGACTGGGCAAACCGTGGCATCAACTTGTGGACGATCGAGCAGGGCACGATTGATCTGGTTCAAGGCCAGAACACCTATGCCTTGCCCACCGACACGGTGGATCTGATTGAGCATGTCATCCGCACGGGCGCAAACGTAGCAGCTACTCAAGCCGACCTGACCATCACGCGTATTAGTGTTTCTACTTACGCCACGCTGCCCAACAAGCTGCAACAAGCCCGCCCGATTCAGGTCTGGGTTCAGCGTTATAACGGACAACAAAGCCCGACGGGCCTGACGCTAAACGGCACCATCAACTCGTCGGCAACCCAGATCACCCTGAACTCTGTGGTGGGCTTGCCCGCTGCCGGGTTCGTGAAGATTGATTCTGAGATCATCAACTACGGGTACATCGACGGCAACACGCTGTACAACTGCTTCCGCGCACAGGCCAACACGACGGCTGCGTCGCATACCACCGGTGCCTCGGTTTACTGGCAGCAGCTTCCGGCGGTCACGGTGTGGCCCACCCCGGACAACGCCCAGAGCTACCAGTTTGTGTACTGGCGGCTTCGTCGCACGCAAGATGCGGGCGGCGGTGTAAACGTCATGGATGTCCCGTTCCGGTTTATCCCATGCATGGCAGCGGGTCTGGCCTACTATATTGCCACTAAAGTAACAGGCGGCATGGAGCGTTTGCCCGTCCTGAAGGCTCAATACGATGAGGCTTGGGAGCTTGCGGCGCAGGAAGACCACGAGAAGGCTCCGATCCGGTTCGTGCCCCGCCAGCAGTTCATTGGGAGCACGTATTAATGGGCAATAGGTTTGCCAGCGGCAAGTATGCAATTGCCCAGTGCGACCGTTGCGACCAGCGGTTTAAACTGTCGTTGTTGCGCCGCGAGGTGATCAAGACCAAGAACTACGAGTTGCTCGTGTGCCCGGAGTGCTGGGACCCCGATCAGCCGCAGTTGCAGTTGGGCATGTACCCGGTGGACGACCCACAGGGTTTGAGGGACCCTCGCCCTGACCGCAGCTACAGGTTGTCTGGCACGAGCGGATTGCAGATTTCGGCTGGCGACGGGCCAAATGGTACCGGGACGGTCGAACAGGGTAGCCGGATTTTCCAGTGGGGCTGGGCTCCGGTAGGTGGCAGTAAGTTTTTTGATGCCGCTTTGACCCCTAACAACTTGGTTTTATCTGTGCAATTGGGTACAGTATCGGTATCCACGACGTAAGGAGTGAACATGGACGCGAAAACCGCTGTGCGCAAGCACGAAAAGAATATGCACCCCGGCAAAAAGCCGACCCCGATGAAGGCTGGCGGCAAGACCAACGCCGACATGCTCAAGTACGGTCGCAACATGGCCAAGGTCATGAACCAGCGCAGCCCCGGTCGCAAGGGAGGCTGACATGCATAGCCAAGACGAATTCAAATATTTCCCGGCGGATACTAAAGACCCCATCGGGAAATACATTCAGCCCAAGGTGTATCCGTCGGTTGTAGTGGGTGAAGAGCCCGCCAAAGAGACGATGCGCAAGGCCAACGTGTCTGTGGCAAATACCCGCAGCAACGACTACCCTCCGACCAAAACCAGCGGCACGCAAATGCGTGGTGGTGGCGCGGCCACGAAGGGTAAGATGTCTCGCGGCCCGATGGCGTAATATGAACTACACCGAGTTGACCGCTGCAATCTGCGATTACACGCAGAACTTTGAATCGGACTTTGTTGCGAACATCCCGGTGTTCGTGACGCAGGCCGAGCAGCGCATCTACAACACGGTGCAGTTCCCGTCCCTTCGCAAGAACGTCACGGGTTCCGCGTCGACCAACAACAAATACCTGTCGTGCCCGACGGACTTCCTGTCTGTTTATTCGATGGCGGTTATCACGGGTGTTACTGGTGGAGACGTAAATACCGGCACGTATGAGTACCTGTTGAACAAGGATGTGAACTTCATCCGGCAGGCGTACCCATCTCCGAATGACACGGGGACTCCTAAGTATTATGCGCTGTTTGGCCCGACGGTGGCAGGTGCAACAATCTCTGACGAACTGAGCTTCATCCTTGGCCCCACGCCGGATGCAGCGTACAACGTAGAACTTCATTATTATTATTACCCTGAGTCGATTTCCGTTGCTGCGGATGGTCGCACTTGGCTGGGTGATAACTTTGAGACGGTGCTGTTGTACGGCTCTTTGATTGAGGCGTACACATTCATGAAGGGCGAGGCGGACATGCTGGCCCTGTACGACGGCAAATACAAAGAGGCGTTGGCTCTGGCCTCTCGTCTGGGCAACGGCCTGGAGCGCAGCGACGCATATCGTAGTGGTCAGGCTCGTTTGATGCCTTTGCCGCAAAATAGCGGGGTCCAGTGATGGCGTTTACGGGTAACTATTCCTGCAACACGCTGCGGTCTGGTCTTGCCAACGGCACGATCAACTTCGCGTCCGACACGTTCTATCTGGCGTTGTACACCAATGCGGCTACACTTGACCAAACTACCACTGCTTACACCACGACGGGTGAGGCATCGGGCGGCAATTATGTTGCTGCTGGCCAGATTGTCACGGCTACGGTTTCATCGGAGACGACCACGACGGGCAGCATCACGTATGTGAACTTCTCGTCCCCTGCGTGGACCGGCGTGATCACGGCGCGTGGCGCTTTGATCTACACGCCCGGTGATAACGGGGCTGTATGCGTGCTGGACTTTGGCTCGGACAAAACCTCCACCACTTCTTTCACTGTGCAGATGCCGGCCAACACCGCAACTTCTGCTTTAATTCGGCTTGTTTAAGGAGCAATCATGCAAAAAGAGCTTTCCAACTTTGGCGATCATGCACAGGTGACCATGCAGTCCAACGTCGTTGGCGCTGAGTCTGTTGGGATTGAAGGCCACTACCATGTGGTGTGCCATGACGCTGATGGCAACATCAAGTGGGAAGAGAAGTTCCCCAATCTGGTCAACGCTGTTGGTAAAGAACTGATGCTGGACACCCTGCTGTCTGGTACGTCCTACACCACTGTGGGTCCGTTCCTTGGTCTGATCTCTGGCGCAAGCCCGACGTTTGCTGCTGCTGACACGATGGCTTCGCATGGCGGCTGGACTGAGTTCACCAACTACACTGTGGGTGGTTCGGCTGTGCGGGGCACGGCATCGTTTAGCGCTGCAACCTCGACGGGTACCACGCCTACCAACGTGACGACCAAGACCGCTACTGCGATCACCTACACCATTACGGGTGGCGGTGGCACGGTGGGTGGTTGCTTCTTGGTGACTGGCTCTGGCGCATCTTCGACGCAGAGCAACACCTCGGGCACGCTGTATAGCGCAGGCGCTTTTGCCGTAGCAAAGGTCACCACGGCTGGCGACACCGTTAGCGTTACCTACAGCACGACCGCAACCTCCTAAATAAAGGAGTCTTAAATGGCTCTGGTCCTTGCAAACCGTGTCCAAGAATCGGCCACGGCGAATACGACTGTAAGCTTCACGCTTACTGGCGCGGTAGCTGGCTTTCAGACGTTCGCTGTTGTTGGCGATACCAACACCACCTACTACTCGGCAACTGATTCATCGGGTAACTGGGAGGTGGGCCTTGGCACGTACTCCACGACCGGGCCAACACTGACGCGCACGACGATCTATGCCTCCAGCAACGGGGGCAGTGCGGTCACCTTCTCGGGTGCTGTGAACGTCTTCGTCACTTACCCGTCGGGCAAATCGGTCAATCTGGACGGCAGCGGCAACGTCTCTGCGCTGGGGACTGTGGCCTCTGGTACGTGGCAGGGTTCAACCATTGGTGCGGCATATGGTGGCACGGGGGTTACCGCTTCGTCCGGTGCCAACTCTGTGGTGCTGCGTGATGCGGACCAGAACATCACGGCCAACCGGGTTAACCAATCAAACACAAACACCACGGCTGCCGGTGGCACCACGGTGTTGACCACGGCGTCGAGCTACATACAGTCGCTTGTTGGAACCGGCGGCCAGACCTACGCGCTGCCTGATGCAACCACCCTGACCACCGGGGTAGCGTTCATCTTCAACAACCTCGCGACAGGCACGCTGACCATCACGGACTACGCCACCGCAACGATTGGCACGATTGCCGCTGGCGGCGCAGGCGCGGTGTTTTTGACGAACAACGCCACGGTTGGCGGCACTTGGGACTTACACGCCTATCTGCCCGAGGGCGTGACATTTGGCACGAACGCTTTCAATCTTGGTTCTGCTGTCATCTCTGGTGGTACATGGCAAGGCGGAACGATCCAACCGGGCTATGGCGGCACAGGCCTCACGACGTTTACGGCGGCCAACTATGCGCTGTATTCCACTAGCGCATCCGCATTGACGGCTGGTACTCTGCCCCCTGCGGCGGGCGGCACAGGAGCTACGGCAACCCCTACAAACGGCCAACTGCTGATTGGTAACGGAACAAACTTTTCCGTTGCATCTCTTGGTTCGGGAACAGGCATCAGCACAACGACCGGCTCTGGCACCCTGACCATCAACAACACAGCCCCGGATCAGACGGTTGCATTGACGGCGGGTACGGGCATCTCTACCAGTGGGACATACCCCAACTTCACGATCACCAACAGCGGGGTCACAAGCGCAGTTGCTGGTACGGGTATTTCTGTGTCCGGTGCTACTGGGGCGGTAACCATTACCAACGGGGGTGTCACGTCCATCACGGGCACTGCCAACCAGATCACTGCGTCAGCTTCTACCGGTAGTGTGACTCTTTCCACGCCCCAGAGCATCAACACCACCGCCAGCGTTCAGTTTGGCTCATTCGGTGTCGGCACTGCAGCATCTGGTACGACGGGTGAAATCCGGGCGACTAACAACGTCACGGCTTATTACTCTGACGACCGCCTAAAGACGCGACTGGGCAAGATCGAGAACGCGTTGGATAAGCTGTGCAGTCTTGAAGGCTTCTACTACGAGGCCAATGAGACCGCGCAGGCTTTGGGCTATGAAGTCAAACGCGAAGTTGGTGTCTCCGCGCAGCAGGTAAACGCGGTGATGCCTGAGATTGTGGCTCCGGCTCCGATTGACCCCAAGTACATGACGGTGCGGTATGAGCGTGCCCTGCCGCTGCTGATTGAGGCCATCAAAGAGCTTCGAGAAGAAGTCCGCGCACTCAAGGGGTAATCTGTGTTTGGAATTGCAGGCTTCGCCCAGACTCCTTTTGCATCACTTGCAGGGGCGAGCTTTTCTTTTTCCATCGCCGAGGATATTGCCGCCGCTGATGCCAGCACGCAGTTGTCCGCGTATCTTCAGACCATCACTGAAGATATTACTGAGAGCGAGATTGAGGTTACGGGGGTGGGGCTGTTTTTCGGTAGTGTCAACGAGGTCCTGACATCCGGCGACTCCAGCACCCAACTCTCAACCTTTCTACAGGACATCACGGAAAACTCTAATCCAGCGGATACCCCGACGATTGCCGCGCAGTTTGCAGTTACTCGTACTGAGGATACGGTGCTGGTGGATGACACGGCACAGACGTACTTTGCGTTCTTGCAGTCTCGTACAGAAGCAATCAACGCGGTTGCGGATGCCAATACGCAGCAGTCCAACTTCGGGCAGACCATTGCGGAAAATAGTGTCCCGGCGGATACACCCAGCATTACGGCTCAGTTTGCTCAGTCAATTGCCGAGAATAGCTCCCTGAATGATGTTCGGGTCATTGCTGCGCAGTTTGCGCAGTCGGTCTCTGAAGGCGCGTCTATCGCGGATGTGATCACAGGTGGTCTTGTCTTTATAGCTTCCATCACCGAGAACATGTCTGCGGCGGATGCGACGACGGTCGTGTCGGCTTTCCTTAACACCATTACAGAAAACCTGAACGCCAACGATGTGCGTGCTGTTACAGCGGCGTTCCAGACGGCGCTGACTGAAAACATTGCTCTTGCGGATTCCTCTGGCGTTGGGGGTTGGATTAAGATCATCAGCACCCAGAACCCCAACTGGCAAAACATAAGTAACGAGTAACACCATGAGCACTTATTCTCCAAGCCTACGGATTGAACTGATTGGCACCGGTGATCAAGCGGGTGTCTGGGGCAACACGACCAATACGAACCTTGGTACGTTGTTGGAGTCCAGTATTGCTGGGTATGTGTCTGTTGCGGTCGCGTCAGCTAACCAAGCCTTCACGGCGGTGAACGGTGCTGCGGATGAGGCGCGGAACATGACGATTGCGCTGACTACCTCCACGGGTGCCAACTTCGCGGTCTACGCTCCCCCAGCGGAAAAGACCTACGTCATCTACAACGCCAGCAGCTACACGGCCACCATTTACAACTCCACGGTGATTGGTAATACGACCGCTGCGGGCACAGGTGTGGCTATCCCTGCGGGCAAGACCATGACGGTCTGGTCAGACGGTACCAACTTTGCGGTTCAAAACAATCATCTGTCCAGCCTGACGCTAACCACGGACCTTGCCGTGGCGGATGGTGGCACAGGAGCTTCGTCGTTTACCAACGCTGCGCTTTTACGAGGTAACGGAACGTCGGCGATTTCTGCTGCTTCGGCTGCGGATATTGTGGCTGCTATTGGGGCTACGGCGGTAACAAACGCCACGAACGCAACGAACGCCACGAATGCAACAAACGCAACAAAATTAGTTACAACTAATTTTACGGTTGAAGAATCCGGCGGTAAGCTGGTGTTCAAATACGGCGCGACCACCTTGGGGTCTTTGGATTCCTCTGGTAATTTCATCGTTACTGGAAACGTCACTGCATACGGTACTCCGTGAGGTAAATCACTATGACGATGGTATCTTCTGGACCGATCTCCCTTGGTGGTACTGCCACCACTGGGGGTTTGAACCAATCTATTAACGTAGAACTGGGGCTGAGCGGCACTACCACCATCAGCTTGAACCAAGCAAACGTGCGCACGTTGCTTGCGGTCCCCAGCGGCGCAATCTCTCTGAGCAACGCATACGGAAAGTCTAATCGCGCCGTAGTTTCGTTCGCGTACACTTCAAATACCGCTAATGCTTCTTTGAACATAGCGTCTCTGTCAGGTTATTCTGCGGGGAAATCTGATGTTACCGTTACGGTAAACGCTGGAGTTTATGTTTATTCAACCTCTACCGGCACACCCGGCCTAACTCTTACTGGCGGTACATCGGGAGATACTCTCACACTTGTAAATAACGGCTTTATTATGGGTCGTGGCGGCGCTGGTGGTGCGGGGAGCAGTCCGGGACCCGGAGACGGGAGTGCCGGAGGTCCCGCTATTAGCCTTGGATTTAATACAACCATTAATAACACTAACGGTTCCGCCTATATTGGTGGGGGCGGTGGTGGAGGTGGGGGCCTTGAGGGTGGGGGCGGCGGCGCTGGCGGTGGCAATGGCGCTGGTCCTAATAACGGTATGGGCGGCGCACCCGGTGCTTCTGGCTCCAACGGAGGCTTTAGTTCTTTTAGCGGTACATACGGCACTTACTATCTTGTAGGGGCCGGTGGTGGGGGTCGAATTTTCCCCGGTTCTGGCGGCGCAGGTGGTCAAGGAGGCAATGCTACTAACTGGTTCGGTCGCGGTGGCGGTGCTGGAGGCGGCGGGACTTCCAGTTCTTTTAACTCCTATGGTGGCGCAGGGGGTTCTTCCAATAATACGGGTGGCACTTCTTCCGGTGGTGCAGGTGGTGGGCCTTATTCGGCTGCAAGTGCTGGAGGCGGTGGTTGGGGTGCTTCTGGAGGTACCACATACAGCAGTGTTCCACGATACGGTGGTGCGGGTGGTCGAGCCGTTCAACTTAATGGCCGTACTGTTACTTGGGTAAGTGGCGACACTTCTAGGGTTTGGGGGTCGGTATCGTGAGGTATCAAGTCAATGATCGGGTAAACGGGCCTCGCGTTTATGAAACGGAGGCTGAAGCGCAAGCCGCGCTGCCTGTGGCTCAAGCCGCGTTTTTAGACCAAGAAAGCTATCGTTTTTCTGTGGTATTTGTTGAGGTTAACGGGAATGACACTACGTGGCGAAACGCTGTTGATTCTGATCCTGATAGTGGGGATTATCAAGTGTTTAATCACAGCACAGGGCAACACGAGGGGTTTTCTAGTAAAACACTAGCATATGCACGCCTGCAAGAATTGAAAACTGAGTTTCTCGCCCTAGTTAAACTTGATAAAGTGTATGAACATACACTAACTGTTGTTCCCAACACCGCCATGCCGACTACAATTCTATGACACAACCTCTCATTCAAATTGGGTGTATTGCAAATCTTTATTCCCGGATGATGTTTTTTGCTAAGGCAGGGGATATCGAGCTTGGACATACCCATCAGTTTGACCATCTCACACTACTTGCCAAGGGCATGCTTAAAGTAACTGTAGATGGGCACGTCAGTGAGTTTACCGCGCCTCACATGATCTACATCCGCGCTGACAAAGTACATGAACTTGAAGCGCTGACGGATGAAACGGTGGCGTACTGCATCCATGCATTGCGGGACAAAGAGAATAACGACATTTTGGACCCGGCGATGATCCCTGCGGGTGTTGATCCTGTGACGTTAGCTGGCTGCCTTATTACTGACTAACAAAGTGTCTGATGTATGGACCCGTTCACCGCATTCGCTGCTGCGCAAGCTGCGGTGGCTGGCATCCAAAAGGCCATCAAATTAGGCAAGGACGTTAACGGTCTTGTCGGGGAGTTCAGTCGTTTCTTTGACGCCCGGGATGCGGTTCAAAAGGCTGCCAACGATGCGGGCAAGTCGGGTAAGTCCGACACCGGCAGGGCCATGGAAATCGTGATGCAAGCCAACCAGCTACGGGAATCTGAGGAGCAACTCAAACACATGCTGGTCTACGGCGGCTACCCAGAACTCTGGGAGATGATGCTCAAGGAGCGGATGAAGATCAAGCAGGCGCGCGAGAAGCAGGAACGCGAAGCCAAGATCGCACGCAAGAAGGTAGTGGCCGAACGCCTGTTGATGGCTCAAATCGTCGGCGGTGCCATCTGCGTCATCACCATCGGCACCATCATCATCTTCATCGTTAAGCAAGCGCTGTCGTGAGCGACGAGAAGGTCAACCCTAACAGCCTGATCGAGAAGATTCTCGGGTATGTGGACTCCCCGTTCAAACTGTTCGCCATCCTGCTGATGGCTGTGTTTGCCTTTGTCGGCTACTTCGTCTGGCAAAACCAGGCGTTCCTGATCGGGGCGTACAAGGAGCAGCAAAAGCTCCCCAGCATCGCCGAGGACCGGGTGGAGGATGCGGCGGCGCATCTGTTCAAGAACACCGACGCGGTGGTGGTCGCTATCTTCAAGGTCAATCCGATGTTTGGAACCCGCGTCTTGCACCGGGCGTATACCAAGGATGGCAGGGACAAAACCCACGAGGGGTTGGATGTGGGCCTCTTCACGGCCAACGCAGCCAACAACCGGGATGTCGTGGCGCTGATGGCAAGCGAGATTCCCTGCGGCCCGTACAAGACCGCCCAGTCCGAGATTGGGTTATGGTATATGGAAAAGGGCATGACCTTTGGCTGCCGTATCAGCGTGCCGCCCGAGCAGGGTAAGTTTGTTGGCCAAATCACGGTAGGTTGGAAAGAGGAGCCGCCGGATGTGGATCAGTACCGGGTTCTTTTGCAGATCGCAGCAACTATGTTGGCAAGGAGTAAAAAGTAATGGAATGGCTTAAACAAATAGCTCCAACCATCGCTACGGCGCTGGGCGGCCCCTTGGCCGGTATGGCTGTCTCGGCTATCTCCAAAGCCGTTGGTGTGGACGAGGACAAGGTCCAAGACCTGATCTCCAGCAACAAGATGACGCCCGATCAGATCGCGCAGGTCAAGCTGGCTGAGATCGAGTTAAAGCGCCAAGAGAACGAACTGGGCCTGAACTTTGAATCACTGGCTGTGGATGACAGGAAGTCTGCCCGTGAAATGCAGGCCACCACCCGCTCCATCGTGCCTCCTGTGCTGGCTGCAATCGTTACGCTCGGGTTCTTCGGCATCATGGTGATGATGCTGCTGGGCAAGGTGGACTCCAACAACCCCGCCATCCTGATGATGCTGGGCTCCCTCGGAACCGCATGGACCGGGATCATCGCCTATTACTTTGGTTCTAGCGCAGGCTCGCAGGCCAAGACCGACCTCCTCTCTAAAGCACCCGCAATCAAATGACCATCCTCGCCCTGACTGATACCCTGACCAAACTCAAGATCGACCCGTCTTGGGCCGAGCCTTTGGCCGAGGTTTTTCACCGCTACGAGATCAACACCCCGGCGCGGCAGGCTGCGTTCATTGGGCAGTGCGCCCATGAGTCTGGTAACTTCAAAGTGTTGGAGGAGAACCTGAACTACTCAGCGGAGAGTCTCATGCGAGTCTGGCCCAGCCGGTTCCCGACCATGGAGATCGCCCAGCAATATCACCGCAACCCCGAGAAGATTGCCAACAAGGTCTATGGTGGGCGCATGGGTAACGGCACCGAAGAGACCGGAGATGGCTGGCTGTACCACGGGCGCGGGCTGATCCAGTTGACCGGCAAGGACAACTACACGCTGGCCGGTGACGCTTTAAACATGGATTTCATCCATTCCCCGGATTATGTTCTGGTCCCCAAATACGCAGCCTTGACCGCCGGGTGGTATTGGAACAAGCGCCAGCTCAATAAAGAGGCTGATGCTAAAGACTACACGGGCATGACAAAAAAGATCAACGGCGGTACCATTGGGTTGGACGACCGGATTGCGCACATTAAGCACGCGCAAGAGGTTCTGACCGCTTAAAAGGGCGCACCCATGCCACTGCAAAAACTCCAACTCAAACCCGGCGTTAACCGGGAATCGACGACGCTTGCCAACGAAGGCACTTGGTTTGAGATGGACAAGGTGCGCTTTCGCTCGGGCTATCCGGAGAAGCTCGGTGGTTGGGTCCGAGACACTGGCACTTACTACAACAACAGCGTCTCTGTTGCACCTCCCACAGGGTCTTTTTGGGGGACTTGCCGTTCGCTGTGGAACTGGATCACGTTGGCTGGTTACAACCTCATGGGGTTGGGCACGCATTTGAAGTACTACATCCAGCAGAACGCGGGTGGTAACTTCTTTGACATCACGCCAGTTCGTTACACCAGCACGGTTGCAGCCAACGCTTTTACAACGACTAACGGCTTGACCACCGTCATCGTCAACGACCCGGGCTACGGTGCAGGTACTGGCGACTTCGTGACCATCTCGGGTGTAGGCGGTGCGGTA